CGAACGTCCAAAGGTATTGTTTGTTATTGACTCATTGGGTATGTTGCTAACACCAACTGACGTAAATCAGTTTGAAGCAGGTGATATGAAAGGTGACATGGGACGTAAACCTAAGTCATTGACTGCACTTGTTCGCAACTGTGTAAACATGTTTGGTAGTTATAATGTTGGTATGGTTTGTACGAATCACACATACGCATCACAAGACCCATACAATCCTGATCCAAACATCAGTGGTGGTCAAGGTTTCGTTTATGCCAGTTCTATCGTTGTGGCGATGAAGAAACTTAAACTCAAAGAAGATGAAGACGGCAACAAGACGACCACCGTAAATGGTATTCGTGCTGGTTGTAAGATCATGAAAACTCGTTACAATAAACCATTTGAAGATATTGAAGTTCGTATCCCTTATGATACTGGTATGAGTCCATTCTCTGGTTTTTTTGATTTACTAGAAAAGAAATCACTAATTACCAAAGATGGTAATCGGTATGTATACACTGATCTAAACGGTGAAGTACACAAATATTTCCGCAAAGAATGGAACAAAAACGAAAATGGAATCTTTGATTTAGTTATGGCTGAATTTCATACAAAGAGCCTTGCTAAAGTAAGCACTATATCTATTGAAGATGAGGAAATTGTAGAATGAGTTTAGACACAATTACAGAAGTTTGGGAAGCACTTCGTTTGCATATTGATTCAAATGAGCGCAAAGATGCAGCAGATACCTTAGTTACTTATTTGATGGAAAATAATTATGAAGCTGCAGAAATCAAAACTGCATTTCGTGGGGACAAGGAAATTGCAAAAGCATTGACTTACTATGCTGATACACATGACCATGAAGACGAAGATGAAGAAGAAGATTATGACGAAGACAATTACTAATTAAGGATTACAATGAACTGGTATACAAGAATATCATATGATCTTTCCGTAATACCTGATTTTATTGCATACTACGATAATGAATTGTTGTCGGCAAAGCAGGATGTAAAAATCTACGGTAACGTAGAAAAGAACATTGCTGCTTTGCCCGGTATCACTGAGCATCGTTTCAATCAGCTACAAGAGATTGAAGCGGTGCTTAATTATCTCAATATCAAACTACGAAAAATTCGTCGCACCCACTTTCAAAAATATTTGGAAGCATACAATCGGGTACTAACTAGCCGAGATGCTGAAAAGTATGTGGATGGGGAAGATGAAGTTATTGACTTTGAAACAATTATCAACGAAGTTGCGCTACTCCGAAATCGGTGGTTAGGCATTCTCAAAGGGCTAGAAGCTAAACAATGGCAAATGGGCCATATTGTACGACTTCGCACAGCCGGCATGGAAGACATTACAATCAACTGATTGTGTTGTTTTTCTTGCAACAAAAGAAACATTTGACATTAAATGGCTACTCATGTATAATTGCTCTATAAATTGATAACTGGGAGAAAACATGAGTAAAGTTCTTGTGAAATTTGGTGAGTATCGTAATCAAGTAGTTGTTGATAAGACATTCACCCTTGTCAAGGGTTATCAAGCAGGTAAAAAAGCAAATTACGTGACAGTAAAAAATGAGGGCCAATTCAATATCAATATTGATGTTGTAAAGGTAAAAGTTAATTCAATCAGTGACATTGAATTTTTAAATGGAGATACCGCTTTGACAAATGAAGTGCTGACGTTTACAACAAATAAAGCTGCAGTGTTTACAGAAACAGTTACTGAAACTGATGAAGAAGCAATGGACCGCATTGCTACTCGTTTTTCTGTACTTGATGAAATGTCAAGCGCATGTATCGCAGGTGATATTCGTGCAATGATTGTATCAGGCCCGCCGGGTGTAGGTAAGTCACATGGCGTGACTATGCAAATGGAAAAAGCAAGTATGTTTGATAAAATCTCAGGCAAGCGCCCTAGATTTGAGATAGTCAAAGGTGCTATTTCAGGTATCGGCTTGTTTGCTACACTGTACAAATACTCTGACAAGAAAAATGTTTTAGTGTTTGATGATTGCGATGTATGGGAAGATCAAGACGCACTCAATGTGTTGAAAGGTGCGCTTGATTCGGGTAAGACTCGCCGCATTTCTTGGAACAAAGATTCACGCTTGTTGCGCGATGAAGGTGTTCCAAACACATTTAATTTCAATGGCTCTGTGATTTTTATCACTAACTTGAATTTTAGTGATCGTAAGTCAAACAAGATCAAGGCCCACTTAGAAGCATTGCAGTCTCGTTGTCATTATCTTGATTTGACGATTGACACTGAGCGCGACAAGATGCTGCGTATCAAACAAGTGCATCGTGATGCAGATGGCGGCTTGTTCAAAGACTACGATTTTAGTGCTGAACAAGGTGACGAAATTCTTGAGTTCATGTGGGCTAATCAAGACAAGCTGCGCGAGATCAGTTTGCGTATGGCACTCAAGATTTCTGACTTAGTTAAGATCAGCAAGAACTGGAAAAATCTTGCTATGAGTACTTGCATGAAGCGTTAATTTTGCAAGTGACCAAATTGGAGCTTTGGCTCCTTTTTGCCATTAGCGTTGTAATGTTTGTTTAAATCTGATATGATGACTACTATGAAAAACGCTGAAGAAGTTTTAGAATTTTTAATATCAACAATTAGCTTGAGTACATACGACAGAAGATTTTTGTTGAATGTCCACACGACTAATATTCTCTCACAGAAACCCATAACGAGCAATCAAGCAAAATTATTTAAACAAATAGTAAACAACTATCACAGGCAAATACACAAACAGGAACAAGATGCAAGTGTCCTAGCTAGTCTGCCGTGGTCATTGAAGATCGTGCAAAGTACTGATGAGTTTACCAAAGCACATATCAAAATTGAAGATGGCAAGATTATACTGCGCACCCCGTATAAGTCATCTTTCATTACTGAGTTCAGAAACATGAATGCATTAAAGTGGGACGGTTCAGAAAGATTATATTCGGGTACATATGGACTGTACACTTTAAAAATTGTAATAACTGTGTTGAAAAAACACTTTGACGATATTGTATACAGTGATGAAGTTGCCGCAATCCTACACGAAGCTGACCAGTATAACACCTGCAGATATTGGGCACCTACGTTAGTAAAGAAAAATAACAGGTTGTATATACTAGCATCAAATGAAGCATTAGATAATGCACTGGGTGACATGCAATTGAATACAACTTTACCGATCCTCGCTCAGTTAGTTGCATATGGAATTACGATTGATCATTGGTTAATTCAAGAATTAACTCGCGAAACAGGAAAAGACACACCGGCGCATACTCAATTATTGTTTGCAACAAGTAGGCAATTCAATCACGAAAAATCTGACTTGATGGGACTAAAGCCGTTATTAGAAAGTGTGGATTGTGATTTGGTGATGCTGTCCAAATTGTTTCTGTCACCAGCAAATGAATCGTTAGATGAGCTAGCAACGTATTTAGGCATCCCTGCAAAGGTAAGTACCAGTATTAGCACAGTGCATAAAGTAGATAAGAACTATACGATGCCAATTGCAATAAGGTCCGGAAAGATAGGTATTTATGGTGCCGGCAATATGTTTGCATCAAAAACGATTATCATCGTTGATTCAAGTCCCGTTAAATTAAGCTAATATGAAACCGTGTAAAATAATAATTAAAGATGAAGTAAATTGCAAGATAGAGGGTCTAGAATTAGCTGAACGTAAAAAGCTAATGAAGATGTTTGAGTTTGATGTACCGGGCGCAAGATATCTTCCTGCAGTTAGACTTGGTAGATGGAACGGAAAGACAAGTTTTTTTGCATTAGGCGGTAGCACGTTTGTTAATCTATTAGAAGAAATTCTTCCGGTGATCAGTGATGCTGCATATGACATTGAATTGGAAGACCTACGTAACACTACACATTCTTTTAATTTTAATCAAGTTACTGAAGACACATTCAGTGACAAGTGCTGGCCCAAAGGTCATCCTAAAGCAGGTGAACCGGTTGAACTTAGAGATTATCAAGTAACGATCATTAACGAGTTTTTAGCCAACCCGCAAAGCATGCAAGAAGTTGCAACTGGCGCAGGTAAAACTCTTATTACTGCGGCTCTTAGTAAAAGCATAGAAGAATATGGTCGTAGTATTGTAATCGTCCCTAACAAAAGCTTAGTTGTTCAAACTGAAGCAGACTATGTTAATTTGGGATTAGAAGTTGGTGTATACTTTGGTGATCGCAAAGACATAGGTAAAAAGCATACAATTTGTACTTGGCAAAGTCTCAACAACATGATGAAGCTTTCTAAATCAGGTGAAGCTGAAATAGACATTATGGACTTTATTGAAGATGTAGTTTGCATCATGATTGACGAAGCACATATGGCTCAGGCAGATGCATTGAAAACCATGTTAACAGGCCCGTTTGCTAATGTACCTATTCGTTGGGGACTGACTGGTACTATACCAAAAGAAAAAGCACAATGGTTATCATTGTTTGTTAGTATTGGTCCTGTTATCAGTAAACTATCTGCAAGCGAGTTACAAGAGCGCGGTGTACTTGCTCAGTGTCACGTTAACATCATACAACTTCAAGATGGTGTAGAATTTACTAATTATCAAAGTGAGTTGAAACATCTTTTAGAAGATCATAAT